AAAGCACCACCAGTATCCATAGGTGCTGCTGTTGATCCAAATCCTGCAAGTCTACCAAGACCAGCACCATATTGATCTAGTCTTTGTATAGGTTCGAATGCTGCCGTTCTAGCTGCTTGTTGATCTGCTTGTAATTGTGATTGTGTTAACCCTTGTCTGAACGCACCAAGATTACCTAGTGCAGAAACATCTTGACCTAACGATCCTCTTTGAAAATTAGACAGACCCATTTGTTGAGCTGCTAAATTACCTTGTTGTGTAAATGCGTTTTGTGCTAAATTTTGTGCTTGTGTAAATCCTTGTTGTTGTAATTGTGCAAGTAGTGCTGCTCGGTTTCTTAAATTACCTGCATCAAATTCTGCCATCTGTACACCTTCTCTACCACCACCAAAAGCTCCTGCAGTATTTGCTGCGTCTCGTATACTTTGTCTACCCATCGCAGCTTGTCTATCAAAGTCAGCTAATGTTGTATCAATAACTTGTTGTTGATACGGTGACATGAATTGTTGAAATGCTTGTGGTCCAGTTAACCCTGTTTGTGCAGTTACTGCTTGTTGTGCTGCATTTAAAAATGGTTGATAAGATCCAACACCTTGTGTAGCTAAATTAATAGCTTGTGTTTGCATTGGGTCTTCACCAGCAACAAATTGTCTACCAGTAAATGTACCAGTGTTAATAGGTACTGATGTAGTTGCCGTTAACTGTTTGGCAAAATCTTTGGCTGTATCTTGTAAATAATCTGGTAATGCCATTATGCTAATCTACCCTCCAACATTTGTGCTTGATCAAACATTTCTTGTGCAGGATTCATACCTTGTGATTCTTCTGATATAGTACCACCTGCTTCTAAATTATCCATCATGTTTTGCATAACTTCAGCGCCTTTGTCTATATCGCCACCGCCTGCATTTCTTACAGCGTCTGCTGTAAATACAAATTCATTCTTGCTAAGTCTAGCTGGCACATCGTCCGCTCTTTCCTCAGCTCCTATTGGCACAAAGCCACCTTCTCTATAATCTTTTTCTAAGCCACCCATGTCTATCATACCACCATCTTTCATAGCAAGTTTTTTACCTAATTGAACAGCAGCTCCAGCAGGAGTAAACATAGAAAGTCTTTTTAAAATACCCATATCCATATCCATATTTGCAAGACTTTCACCTGCTTTTTTAGCAGCTCCAACAGGAGTAAACCTACTAAGTAGTTTTAAAATACCTGAAACTCTTTCACCACTTTCGTATCCTTCTCTTGGTATGTCAGCTAATCCACCATCAGCAGCGTAGAAGTTGTCTACAAATCTTGGTTTAGGTAAAAATCTTAAACTTGGATCTTGATTTCTAGCCATATTAACTATACTTGAAATACTATCGGGTGTTTGTGTAAATGGAATCTCTGGCTCCTCTTCCTCTTCATCACCACCCATTAAGAATGGTGCAGCGATTGCTGTAGCACCTAAACCTGTAAGTGCTGTTCTACCTAAACTAAAAGCTCCCGATTTAGGATCAAAGAATAAACTTCCAAACGGACTTTGAGACAATGCACTACCTTTTGTAAAAGCAGCACCTAAATTACCTAATACAGAGCTCGGTGCAAATGTAGAAAGTTTACCTAAAGCACCAAATCCTTTACCAGCTCCAAGAGCCCCTAAACCACCAGTAATAGCATACAACGCAGCAGCTTTACCTATAGGTGATTTAATCACTTTTTTTACTGCACGTTTAGCTTTCTTTACAATCTTACCTAAAAAATAGCCTTGTCTAGGCTCTTCTAATGTCATAATTCCGCCACCGGCTCGTAATTGTCTTTCCATTAATGATCTAGATATTGCCATAATTTAGTCTAAATCCTCTTTGTATAGTGTTTTTGAGTTATAATCAATCATATATATCGACTAAATCTGTTAGTCCTCCCATCATAAAACCTGTTCTTCCTCTACCAGTTCTATTGCTTACTGGACCGCCGTCTGAACCAATACCAAATCCCATTCCAGAATCAAAAGATTGTTTTCCAGAACTATCTAATCCATAATTATTTGGTCCGTGTATATTAGGATCATATTGTCTTGCTGATTCTGCTCTAGATGCCGCTGCTGCTTGTTCTGCCATTAATTTTTCATTAGCTATACGTTCTTTTTCTTTTTGCGTATAGAAATTATATTTAGCAATATTCATTTTATTCATCTGAGTTGCTCTTAAGGCCGCGTCTACAGCAAGTGGATCGTCTGGATCAATAGCCTCAAACATTCCTGTTGAAGCATTAAATGATATACCTGAAGTTCCTTTCCCATATTTTTCTGTTTGTGTTTCAGTTAACAAACTACCAAGTTTGTTTGCTTCTTTACCAACTCTTTCTGCATAATTACCAAATGCAGATCTAGTATTTAATCCAAAAGGATCTTTACTTAAACCAGTTGTGTTTTCACCAAATACTGTTGGACCAGTGTAACCCATGTTTTGTTTTATAAATTCTTGGTCAGCTGGTGATAGCGAACTAAATCTGTCCATTGCTCCAAGCACCATACTTATAGGACCAAAACCTTTTATATTGCTCATTATGCCACTAGCTTTATCTTTTATGTTTCCTAAACCACTTTGAATTTTACCTGCAGTAGTCTGCTCTAAAGGGATGTCTGTATCAGATCCAATATACTCACCTAGATCTGCACCAGTTAGTTCTTGTTGTCTGTAACTTGGAAAACCCATAAACGTTTTATCAAGTTTGCTTTGATATAAATCATCTACAAGTGGTGTTGGTTGACTACCAAAATATTGATCCCTCGTATCTAATGTATAATTTTTAAGTAATTCATTTATAGAAAGATTTCCACTACTACCACCTCCACCACCACCCATGTTTATAGGCACTGTGTTTATACCTGTAGCTGTTCCTGTTGTAGTTGCCGAAGTAGGAAAATTAAATGCACCACCTCTAAACCTTTCTTGAGGTATAAAACTAAAACCTTGATTGTAAATGTTTTGATCAGCTTGATTATAAAAAGCGGGTGCTGCAAATATAGACATTATTGTGAATAACTCCCATTTGTATATTTCATTTCTCTATTTTGATCTTTTAATTTTTCGATATCAACCAAAACCTTATCCATTTGTTTTCTTAAAAACTCGATGTTTACTTTATTTAAAGCCATTGACTCGATATGTGCTTGTAATTTATCTGTTGTTTTATACAGATCTTCGATCATCATGAACTGCTCAGAATCAGCGGGCAGTGAACCTAGTTGTCCACGTGGCCATTTAATTCTAAACTCTGTGTTTTCTTGTAAGTCCTTTTCCATTATTTGTATACGAGTGTCTGCAATATTTAGACGTTCTATCATTTGAAAATAACCCATGGTGCCAAGTGCAACAATAATTATCAAAGACGCAACCGTCTTCATCGGCATTTGCACTGCCGCTTCCTCAGATATATTTAATGGTTTTTTACTCATCTTCCTTATCTGATGATGCACCTAACGATGGCATCTTTGCTACTTTAATTTTTACAGATCTTGTTATGTCTTCTTTTACAGTATCTGTATCTGGATTATTAATATCGTCTTCTGCTTCTTTATCAGAGCTATATTCTTTACCAGTTTTGGTATTTGTTAATGTTATCTCAGCCTCACACTTAACCACTGGTACTTTTTTACCATCTATTTCTACGTATTCGACTGATCCTTCTTCTTTAAAAGCCATAATTATTCCCTATTTATTTGTAACACAGAAAGCACAATATGTAACCTGTTTCCTGTGGCTGCAGTTGCCTTTATAATCTCGCTTTCTTGCAAGACTATAGGCTGTGACAGCAGTTCTATTGTTTCATTGGCAGATACAGCTTTGGTTTTATATAAACTAAATACATTTGAAGATGCATCTGTCAAGGTCAAAGTTATAGTATCAGCGTTTCCCGAGTCCTCAGATACTAATATTGATTTTACTATACCAGTTGTTGATGCAGGCACTGTATATACAGTGGTTACACCATTAGTTGTTAAGTCTTTTTTAGCGTTTGTAAATACGTTAGCCACCTATAAACCAGGACACTCGTTCCTGCTCCTGTTTTACTTCGTCTAAAAATGTAGAATTTAATTGATCTTTCATAATAGTCAAAGCTCTGTTAATTTGTTTTTGATTTGATACATCATACTCTTCTTTTGGTTCTGGTAATCTTATATTTATCTTAGTCATTATCTTCTACCATCTGGTTGTACATCTAATTTAAGAGTGCCAAATCTCCAAGACTCACTAGATGTATCGTTTTCTATTTTAATATTTATATATCGTCCTCGAGCCCTAGTATCTTTTTTAATTGTACTAGACGATATAGTAAAAGGACTTAACGCTGTATTAGTTTGAGTTTCTTGCGGATATCTTTTTACTCCTAATGTTACTTTTGCATTACCCTGTAATGATTTAAAATCAGGTACAAATCTTCTCATCTTCATAAATACTTCACCAGCAACAGCTGGAGCTACTGGGTTTCTAGATCTTTGTTCTATATCTATATCATATGATTTTATAAATGATGTAACTGATGTAGTTGTACCATTTGGATTTACTTGATCTGTTCCTACCTCATGTTCAAATAATGTAGTTTGTCCTAAGCCAGACTCACCTACAATAGCAGGAAATGTACCACTTGCAGATACATTGTATTTAGTTGCAAAAGGTTTTGGATATATTGTTGCATCTACCCAACTAGTTCTAGACTCTGTACCTGTATACCAAACACCACCCACTACTCTTGTTAGTGCAGATTCACCAAAGTTAAGAACAACATATTTGTCATTGTAATCAGAACCTGCGCTTGGATACCACCAAATAACTTCTGTAAATAAATTATTTAATCCTGCATTTACTTGTTGTCCTTTCGTAGTGTCAATATTTTCAAACACATGATCTTCTACAGTACAAGGTAAAGATTTGACTGTACCATCAAATGCAAAGAAACCTTTAGGTGACATCCAATAAGCGACACCATCTATTTCTACAGCTGCATTTTTACCTAACAAACCACAGTC